TGCAAATAGATGTAATTGAGGAAGTAAAAGGAACTCAATTCATGCAATGCAAACTGTATATAGATGGCAATGCGAGTGTTATTCTTATGCATAAAATCGATTATGAAAGGCTGAAAGAAGAAGGAATCTTCATAAGAGATGGCAAAAGTCAAGATTCAGCCGGAGTGTTGAATACAACCAATACTTTCATTGAAAAAAATTAATACTCAAAACAGGAACAGATATGAGTGAATTATATATACCGCCTGAGCGGCCTGAGAGGAATCTTGTTAATGGCCAGTTTTTAAAAGGTTGTACTCCACATAATAAAGGGAAGAGAATGACCTATCATTCAAAGTGGACGAAGCGTAGAAGTTTACAAGGTTTGGTAAAAGGTCGTGGAGCGCATCATAAAACTGGTGCAGGTATGAATAAGAAATCTGTTGTCGTTATTAAAGACAGGAAGTTGATAGGTGTATATGCTTCTGTCAATGAGGCTGGTGCAAAATTATGTATTACTCCATCTCACATAAGTGATGTTTGTTTAAAAAAGAAAGGTCATAAAACGGTGAGAGGCTATAGAGTGTATTTTGAGAACGATAATGCATGGTTAACAGAAATTGATTATTAATATGACAAAAGAAGAAGCATTTAAAATATTTCATATAGAAGATTTAAGAGATCTTCCTGATGCAGTAATGCGTATTCTTGACGGTTCTGTAGAATTACGCAATAAAATCTATAACGAATTGATCCGTATGAATGATTACGATATGTCTTATGATTGGTTTCAGGCTTTGTATGAGAATGAATTGTCAGAGCGGAAGCAGAAGAAACAGGATTTCACACCAAACTCCCTTGGAATCCTTTGTTCTAAATTAACCAGCCAGGCTGGTTCGATACATGAGCCTACAGCCGGAAATGGTTCTATGATAATCGCTGATTGGTGGCAGCGGTGCCACAACAAGATTCCTTGGGAGCACTTTCCATCGCAGAATATGGTGACATGTTGGGAGTTGTCTGCACGATCAATACCTATTTTGCTCCTTAATTTATCAATTCGCGGGATTATGGGGTACGTTTATCATGGTGACGTTTTGGAAAAATCCATAAAAATGAAGTATATTCTTTTAAACCGTAAAGATGATACTTTAGGGTTTAGTGACATTATTAAGGATCCTGAACATAAACTTATCATAAAAAGCAATATACAATGACGATTCAAGAGATATACAATAAATGGCTTCCTGTTAAGCGCAAGTTAGTAAAGGAAAGTACATGCTCCACTTATGTCTATCAGTTCACACAAAAAATACTTCCGATATATGGAGATAAAGACCCGGAATATGTTACTAATGACGAAATGCAGAGATTTATGCTGTCTTTGATTGAAGAAGGGTTATCTGTGAAAACAGCTAAAGACATATTCATCTCTTTTAAGATGCTATTGTATTATGCAATGGAGCGATTTGGTGTAAGATATATTAAATATCGTGTTCAGTTTCCTACTGCCAATATGGAAGCAACTAAAGATCTTGAAGTATATACAGAATTTGAACAAAAAAAAATAATCTCGTACATAGTGGATTATCCGAAACCTAAGCGCTTGGGCATTCTAATAGGCTTGTGTACAGGTATGAGAATTGGTGAAATTTGCGGACTGAGGTGGGAGAATATAGATGTTGATAACAAATGTATCCATGTAACTCATACTATTGAACGAATTATGGATATTGACACCCGAAAAACCAAGGTTATAGAATCTACTCCCAAGACTATAGAAAGTCGCCGTGATATTCCGATAGGCCGTGATTTACTCGGTATCTTGAAAAAATTCAAGGCTTGCTATAATGATAGTTTTTATGTCACTACTGGAGATGAGAAGTTTTGTGAGCCAAGGGTTTACCGAAACTATTACAGGCATCTCGTTTTGAATGAAGTTGGATTGGACAGGTGTATTAAGTTCCACGGTCTAAGGCATTCATTCGCCACACGCATGATTGCATCTAAAGCCGACATGAAGACAACGAGTCGTATCTTAGGACATTCAGATGTATCTACGACTATGAATCTATATGTTCATCCATCAATGGATGATAAACTGGATGCGATAAACAAGTCCATGAAAAACTTATTCAAATAACTCAAAACCCAAATGAAATGAAACAGACAGTAGAAGAAGCAGCAAAAAAATATTCCAATGATTGCAGAAACAGGCAGCTTCATTGTGAACCATACTGCATTGTTGACTTTATTTCTGGTGCCGAATGGCAGTCGAAGCAATCTCCTTGGATAAGCGTTAATGAACGGTTGCCGGAGCCAAACAAGCTTGTCCTTTGCAGAATGGTATCAAATGGAGCGATTGTTAGTGGCTATATCGTTGTTTCAACCGGGAGATCGCCATACGTTGCGACAGACGGAGGATTTGAATTTGAGGATTGGAACGGCTACGAGTGTGACATGTGGATGCCCATCCCGTCTTTTGACGAGATACTCGAAGAAAATAGGGATGTATTGGAACGGATTAAACAGAAAGGAGATTAATCATGAAAGTAAGATTAAAGGAGGTGAATTATGAGGGATAAGTCTAGATTGAAACATGTGATGGTGCAATTATTTAATTCAAATAGTATAGAATATGGGTAAAAATAGAAGATTAGTAATTAGGGTGGATGACCGAACATCTATGCTATTAAGCGAATTATCTGATATTACAGGGACGAATACTTCTGTGATAGTTAGAGGTATGATAATGCGATGCGTGGAGGAACTGATTGATAAATCGGGAAATTGGAGAATCAACAATGAGAAGAATAAAGACAGGAAAGATTAATAAAAGGATTATGGCTATGATTGAGCGTAATTATTCAAAGCTGAAAGAATTATGTGGGTATCGTAGTTATGGCTGTTTCTGTTCAAAAAGCTATGAAGATATATTTCAGGATACAGTCCTTTATGTATCACAAGATAAGAGAGCATCCGCTATTAATACAGATAAGGAGTTAGTGGAATACTTTCATTATCGTTTTAAGATGATCGAATTTCAAACTATAAATGATAATAAATTGTTAAAAGAGATACCTTATGCCGACTATAGAAAAAGTGAAGAAAATGATTCCCAAGACGAATAATATGTATAATCAGGAGCGTAGAAAGATATATGATTCTGAGAGATGGCGTAGATTGCGTGAATGGAAATTGATTAATAATCCTTTATGTGAATTGTGTTTAAAGGATGGCAATACTGTCCCGGCAGAAGATATACATCATATTGTATCTTTCATGGGAGTAGATGATATAAACGAAAGGAAAAGACTCGCATACGATTATGACAACCTTATGAGCTTATGCAAGAGATGTCATCAACGTATCCACAACAATAATGAGATAAAAAAGGATGTAGTAAGACGAGGAAGAAGATAGGGGGGGGATTTTTTCTAGAAAACGATCTTCCCAACCTCGCCCGACCCTTCCTCACACACACGGAACTTTTTCAAATTTTGAATTTGTTAAAATATTAACAGTTAAAAAATGACGTATGACAAAATAACGGTTTTATAAAAAAAGTAATATGGTAAAATTTATAATGCCAGAGCATCTCTCATCGGAAACACAGAAATTTATGAAAGATGTAGTAAAGGAGTTGAATGCGAGAAAGGCAATTCAGAATATAGATATTGGTGCATTAAGGATGTTGGCTACGAGTTATGAGATGTATTTACAAGCGACCAAATTATTATTAGAGGAAGGTCCCGTAATAATGATCAAGTATGAGAAGGCCGCTAATCCTGCTCAGAACATAGCGACCAAGAATTATGCGCAAGTAATGAAGATAATGACCGAATACGGTCTTACTATAAAAAGTCGAGGAACTATAAAAGCGATGAAGTCTGACAATGATGAGGAATCTCCTTTGGAAGAATTTATCAGAAAGGGTTCAAAATCTAAGCGATGAAGAAATACTATCAGTATGCCGCGGATGTGCGTGATGGGAAAGTATTAGTAGGAGAATATATCAAACTGGCTGTAGAGCGTTTTTATAGTTTGTTTGAAAGGGATGATGTTGAATTCAGGGAGGAAAGAGTAGATTACGCCATTGAATTTATTGCATTGTTGAGGCATTATACTGGTAGGCACGCTGGGAAGCCGTTTGTTTTGCTTCCGTGGCAAGAATTTGCGGTAGCTAATATTTATGGGTTTTATAAAAAGGATGAAGACGGGACATGGAACCGTCTTACATCTTTTGTTTATATAGAAATGGCCAGGAAGAATGGGAAATCTGCTTTTGCTGCGGCTCTTTGCCTGTATCATTTAATAGCAGACGGTGAGGCTAATGCAGAGGTCTATCTAGCTGCTAATTCCAAGGATCAGGCGAAGGTTAGTTTTACAATGTGTCGTAACTTTGTATCTGGTCTTGATCCGAAGCACAAATATCTAGAATCATTTAGAGACCAAATAAATTTTGATAGAACTTTATCTTTTATGAAGGTTCTGGCTGCTGATTCTTCAAAACTGGACGGTCCCAATCCGTCAATGTTTCTTTTGGATGAGTATCATGCAGCTAAGAATTCGGGTTTGAAAGATGTGCTTCAGTCCGGACAGGGTATGCGTGATGATCCAATGGGAATTATTATCACTACGGCAGGTTTTGATAAACTTGGTCCTTGCTATCAGTATCGGGAAATGTGCACTGAGATTCTTAAGGGATTGAAAACAGACGATACGATATTTGCTTTGATTTATTCATTGGATGAAGGTGATAATTGGAAAGATGAGGCTGTGTGGGGGAAAAGTAATCCGAATTTAGGTGTTACGGTTAAAACTAAATATTTACGTGAACAGGTTCAGAAAGCCATTAATTCTCCATCAGAAGAGGTTGGTATAAAAACGAAGAATATAAATATGTGGTGTGATGCTGAGACGGTATGGATTCCAGAACATTATATACTTGATTCTTCCTCTGATGTGGATTTTGAAAAATTTAGGGATATGGATTGTTATATGGGGATTGACCTTTCCAGTACAAGTGACTTGACTTGTGCGGCATTCATGTTCCCAACGGCGGAAAAATATTATTTTAAAGTGAAATATTACCTTCCCGAAATGGCTTTGCAAGAAAAGAGATTCAAGGAGCTTTATGGGGAATGGAGAAGAAAGGGGTTGATTACAATCACGCCGGGTAATGTGACGGATTACGACTATATATTGAACGATATACTTGATATAAGGGATAGGGTTTATATTCAAAAGATTGCCTATGATGCATGGAATGCAACCCAGTTTGTGATAAACGCACAGGAGAAGGCATTGCCTATGCAGGAGTTCAGTCAGGCTTTAGGTAATTTTAATCGACCGACAAAAGAAATGGAACGCCTGATGCTTTCGGGAAAGGCGATAATTGATAATAATGTGATAAACCGCCATTGTTTTAGGAATGTGGTTATGGCAAGGGACAGGAACGGAAATACAAAGCCAAGTAAGCAGTTCGAAGAAAAGAAGATTGATGGGGTGATAGCCATGCTTGAGGCGTTAGGCGTTTATCTGATGTCTCCGAGATATGGAGAATTTTATTAGTTTGTCATACATTTATAAGGTTTATAATGAGATTTGGTTTGTTTTCATTAATATGTAAAGAAGATGGTTCGTGAGAATAGTCTTCTTTTTTTCTGTTTTTGTCATACAAAATTTTGGTTAGTGGTATAATCAAATTTAAAAATTATGAAGACCAATCAAATCATGATTCGCCCAATGGGTGAATTTACAGTTAGTCAGAGAACAAAAGACGGATATTTCGATGCTGGAGAATTGTTGCGGCAATGGAACTTATCAGGACAGGAACAACGCAAGATGGATGTGTTCTTAAATTCAGTGAGTACATGTAAGTTTGTTGAAGCCTTAATAGCAGAAGCTAATGAGGTAGGTTTAGGGCAAAATTGCCCTAAAATTGATAATCAAGTAGTTAAGAAAAGTAAGGTTAAAGAAAAAGGTAAAGCTGGAAGACCTAAAGAAGAGGTATGGATGCATCCTTTCTTATTTACAAAATTCGCAATGTGGATTAATCCTCGTTTTGAAGTAAAGGTAATACGCTTCGTATATGATGAGATGATTCAATACAGGAATCTTGCCGGTGATGCGTATCCTAAAATGTGTGCGGCTGTTTGTTCTATACTTCCGAAGGATGTATTCAAGCAGAAGGTTAAGGATTTAGCAAAATCACTCAATATCATTGTGTATGGCAAACATGAATCAGAAATGCGTAATAAGATTGGTGATGAGGCTAAGATACGTGAGATGTACGAGTTGGAACAACAGATAGCCCAATGGATTGAGCTTGGTTTCATCAAAAACTATCAGGAACTGAAGCAGGCGTTGACGAAGATATATTATCAGAGACATCCTGATGTATTACCCATGTAAGGCACTTTAAAACTTTATTCATAATATAATTACTGTTACAGGGAGGGGTGTTTTGTTCGTGATGAATAAAACACCTTTTTGTATGACAAAAAAAAGGTTAGCTGATAAAATCGAGCAAATGAAAGTTTTTGGATTAGAAATTAGAAAAGCGTCAAAAGTGGAGACTTCCCGTGTAACTGCATGGAGTTATACCGGGGGAAGGCAGATACTATCCAGCAGAAGCAAGCCTATGCTTCTTTCTACAGTGTATCGTTGTGTTGATTTGATTTCGGATAGTGTTGCTGTATTGCCGTTGAAGACTTACGAACTGGATAAGGATGGTTTTAAGAAGGAGGCTAAAAACCACCCGGCTTATTACATTTTGGATATGGAGCCGAATGAGGATATGACACGGTATGTGTTTTTTAAAACGATTATGGCTTCAGTATTGCTTACAGGGAACGGATATGCATATATTGAAAGAGACAAGGATCTAAATGTAACACAGTTGATTTATATTCCTTCTGGTCAGGTAAGCATTGTATGGATACAGGATAAGAAGGGAATTATGCGGAAGCGTTATCAGGTGGTAGGATTCAAGGAGCTTGTAGAACCGCGGGATATGTTTCACGTACTTAATTTTTCTTATGATGGTATAATTGGTGTTTCTACTTTGGAACATGCCAGACAGACAATTGATATATCTACGTCTACAGAAGAGCACGCGGCAGGTTTTTTCAAAAGTGGAGCCAGTGTAGCCGGTATATTGACGGTTGAAGGAGCCAGATTGGACAGCAAACAAAAGGACCAGATTTATCAGACGTGGGAAGAACGCACCAACCCTATGAATGGCCATCCAAATGGAATAGCCATATTAGAGGGGAATATGAAGTATCAACCTATCTCTATCAGCCCGAAAGATAGCCAATTTATTGAAAGCCGCATGTTTAATGTGGTTGATATGTGCCGTTTCTTTTCTGTTTCTCCTGTAAAGGTGTTCGATTTGTCCAAATCAAGCTATTCAACGGTTGAGGCTACCCAGCTTCAGTATTTGACAGATACGGTATTGGCTGTTATAACGAAGATAGAACAGGAAATTAATAGAAAAATATTTCTTCCTTCGGAAAGAGGACGAATTATTGCAGAATTTGATACTTCTGCCATCTTGCGTACTGATAAGGCGGCTCAGGCATCGTTTTATAAAGAGATGTCTTATATAGCTGGTATAACACCAAATGAAACGCGACGCGAATTGGGATATTCGCGTTTGGAAGGCGGAGATAACGCCTTTGTGCAGTCTAATATGCAAACATTAAGCAATGCGGTTGTGCAGAGAGTTGAAGAAAATCCTGTTATAAATGAAAAACGGTAGGCAAAGAATAAAAAATAAATTTTTGTCATACAAAAAAATGGTTAGTCGGTAAAAGAGTATAAAAATGGACGAAAAAAGAGAGATAAGGAATACAGCCTATCAGGTTCAAGTGACCGGGGAAAGCGAAGAAAAACGTACAGTTGAGGGGTATGCCATTCTTTTTAATACGCCATCGGACGGATTATATTTTGAAGAAGTTATAGAACGGGGTGCTTTGGACGGTGTATTAGAGAAGAGCGATGTTTTTGCGCTTTTGAATCATTCCCAAAGCCGGGGTATTTTGGCTAGAAGCAATAATGGAAGTGGGTCTCTTTCTTTAAATGTGGATGAAAAAGGGTTAAAATATCGTTTTGAAGCCCCAAAGACAGCGTTAGGTGATGAATTGTTAGAAAACATAAGAAGAGGGGAGATATCAGCCAGTTCTTTCTGTTTTGATGTTGAAAAGGATACATGGGAGAAAAAAAACGATGGAACTTGGAAGCGTACAGTTTCTAAGATCGGGAATTTGTATGATGTTTCTCCTGTATATAATGCCGCATACAGCAAGACTTCTGTTTATATGCGCGGCAAAGATATTGCAGAAGAAGAATTGCGTAAAAAGGCAACCATACCAGAAGAATATTATCAAAATATTGAGAAATCATTAAATATTTAATTTTATGGCAAAAGAAAAAAGTATCACAGAATTAAAGGACGAAAAAAAACAGTTACAAAGTCGTTCTAGATCAATCATTGAGGCGGCAAAGGGAGAAAAGCGTCAGTTCACAGCCGAAGAGAACGAAGAATTGGGAAGAAATCAAACCCGTATGGCGGAAATCAATCTGGAAATAGATGAGAAGGAAACAGAAAATCGTCAGGCACCTGCAAGACGCATGGAGTCCACGAATAAACAGTTTTCTCTTCGCCGTGCCATCCTTGCGCAAATGAATAAAACCGAGCAAAGGGATAGCGAGGCGGCTGTTATCGAGGAAGCGACAAAACTTCATCGTTCTGTGGCGGCAACGGCTGAAAATAGCGGTGAGTTGATCATTCCTATGAGCTATGCAAAGCGTGCCGCATATACGGCTGGCACGGAAAAAACTACAGGGGTAGTAATTGATGAAGAGCAGCAAGAATTACTTCTTCCCTTGGAATCCAACCTCGTATTGTCTCAAGCGGGAGTCCGTATGATGACCGGGCTGGTTGGAAACATCTATTGGCCAGAACATTCCGCTACAAATGTATTTTGGGAAGGAGAAAATGCAGAGGCCAAGGATGGTGCAGGAACGTTCAAAAAGGGAAATTTATTCACTCCAAAACGTCTGACGGCATACGTAGATCTTTCCAAACAATTACTGATTCAAGAGAACCGTAGTGTCGAAGGACTTATCCGTCAGTTGATGGCAATAGCTATCGCGCAGAAAATTGAGCAGACTGCGTTTGGAAAGGAAGTGCATGCGGATAATGTGCCAGATGGGATGTTTCAGGAAGCCAATATTAGCAAAACGATCAAAGGCGATATGACATGGGCTCAGATTGTAGCGATGGAAACTGGTGCAGATTTGAACAACGCTTTGTTTGGTAATCTTGCATATATAATGAATCCGTCCTTGGTAGGTAAGGCAAAGACAAAAGTAAAGGATGCTTCGGGTGCAGGGGGCTTTATTTTTGGCAATGACGGACAGGGAATGATTAACGGATATCGTGCATTGCGTACTAATAATATTCCTAAAGAATTAGGGGAGGGTACGGATGAGTTTGGTATCGTGTTTGGGAATTGGGCCGATTATTTCTTAGGTCAATGGGGTGCTATTGATATGACAGTCGATCCATACACTCAGGCAACAAAGGGCATGGTCCGATTGGTAGTTAACTCTTACTGGAATATGGGGATGATCCGCAAAGAGTCATTTACTGTTGCGTCATTGAAATAATATGGGTATGTATGTGACTTTGGATTTGGCTAAAAAGCATTTAAACATAGAGGATGCTTACGATGGGGATGATGCATACATTGAGTCCCTGATAGAAGTAGCGGAAGAGAAAGTTGCTAAAGAATTATGTGTGTCTGTGGAAGAGCTTACCTCTATCGGTGGAGGTAAGTCTATCCCGGCACCGATACGGCAGGCTATACTTTTATCAATAGGGGCGTATTATGCATACAGGGAAGAGGTTATTACCATCCAAAGCCGCCCATTGGAACAAGGGGTTAAATATTTGCTATCCCTGTATAGGGATTATAGTTTATGAGAGCTGGATTGTTATATGAGACATTGGTATTTAAAGAGTTGAGAGAGCATCAATCTGATACCGGGTTTGTGGTGAAGGAGTATGAGGAAATCTTTCGTTGCAAGGGATATCGTAGAAAGATGTCATTAGTAGTGGATAAGGATGGGGTAAGTGCTATGGAGCAGTTTATTGGAAGAACGGTTGTTTTTCAGGTAAGAGCATATCCCGTGATAAAGAATACGCAAAGGGTTGTATACATGAATAATGTATATGAGATTAAAATGATAGATCCTCAAAGAGATAACACTTTGATTTTAACTCTTGGTAGAATAGATACATGATTATGGAGCTAAAAGTAATAGATCAAGAAAATATTCATTATCTAGTTCGGAATCTGGAGGATTTTGAAAAGGATAAAGCAATCCGTAGTGGACTAAGATCCGCTGCTTCTGTTTTCATGCGTAAGGGAAAAACCAATCTCCGTGCAAGAATGCGTAAAAGTGGAAAGGTTACAGGAAATTTGGAAAGCTCTTTTACTACGAGAGTAAAGAGAAGAAAGTTAGGTGCACTGTCCGGTTTTACACAATCAGGAGCTCATGCTCATCTCGTGGATATGGGAACAAGAAAACGTCCACACCCGCTTACTGGCACATCCGGTATTATGCCTGGGAATAGTTTTTGGTCGGATGCCCGTAAATCTGAGGAGGCCAAGGCGGAGCGATTTTTGTATGATGGCTTAAAAAGGGCTATCCAGCGAATCAATGAAAGAAGATAAGTATGAATATGTTTGGAATAACCACGGAGATACGTGGAATACTTTTGGAATCTAAGGATGTCAGCACTTTTATCGGTAGGAAAATTTATCCTATAGTGGCTCCGGATGGGACAGATGGTGATTTTATAGTATATCAGCGTGATGGATATCAGCAAGAGTATAGTAAAATGGGAGTCGCCCGTCAAATACCTATCGTCTATGTTAGTGTGATCAGTGACAACTACGACAGAAGTAACCAGATTGCTTCCTTGATATATTCAACTTTGGAGGGAAGTTTTAAAAATCCAACAATGACGATTCATTTGGAAGATTCTACAGAGGATTATGTTGATAACAAGTACGTTCAAGTGCTTCAATTTTCGATCAGTTCTTTATAATTAGCAAAGGGATACTAAGTTCAGTATCCTTTTTTTTTGTTTTTGTCATACAAAATTTTGGTTAGTGGTATAATCAAAATTTAAATATTATGGCAGAAAAAAAGTATGATTCAAGTAAAGACATGATTGTCGGTGACAAGTTAATGCTGTTTGTTGAAGTCACTAAAGAATCAAGTACAAAAGAAATAGTTCCGATAGCCTTTGGCACATCGTGTGGCATTGATATTAGTGCAGATACAATTGATACCAGCAACAAGATGTCGGGTAACTGGAAAGAATACCTGACAGGACAGTTAGGTTATACAGTATCAAGCGAAAGTATGTTGTCTTTAAAATCGGGGCATATGTCGTTTGTTACGTTGAAGGAATTGATGAAGAAGCGTACTCCAATTCCGTTTGTAATTGCCAAAACAGAAGAAACAGAAGGCGACTTCCCTAAAGGGGAGGAATATGTCAAAGGCAATGCAATCATTACCGCACTATCAATGAAGGCTGATAATGGGGCGATCTGTACAAGTTCTGTAACGCTTCAAGGTACGGGGCCGTTAGAGGATGGTGCTGGTGCGTAATTATTAAAATGTAATAAGAGAAGGCAGTTATACAGACTGCCTTTTTTAAAATAAGAATATATGGAATTAGTAATAATATCTGTTGGTTGTATTATAATTCTCTTCTTTTTTACAAGATGGTGTTTACGAGAGGAAAAACATCCGGTTCCATCTAAAAAACCGATAAAGAATGCTGTTTTTCATAGATATACCGTGAGGATGATTATCAGATGGGAACAATTGATGAAAAAGCCTTTCTCTCAGATGGACTATTCATCAAAAGAAGATATCGATGCATTTTTATACGTAATGAATGTGGATAACACTCCTTATACATTTGAGGTATTTAAAACTGCATTGGAGAATGATGGTATTTTTAAGGATCTGATGTTAAGACTTGATAGGGCAATGGGCATAATGGCTCAATTCCAAGAAACTGAATCATCTGATGATACGAAATCAGAAGGGGGGATATCGTGTAGTATTGGTGAGATAGTATCCATGTTGGTAATGGGTGGGTTGGACGCTCATTATGCGATGGAGGAAATGGATTTGTGTGATTTGCCATTATATATAGAAGCTTACGAAAGAAAACGCAAAGAAGAGCTGGAAAATGCCAGATTATGGACCTATATATCAATACTTCCTCATATAGATGGGAAAAAGGTATCATCCCCACAAGTATTATACCCATTCCCATGGGAAACGGATGAGATGAGGCGTAAGGCTGAAAAGGAAATGCGTGAGAATGAAGAACAGTTGATGAAGTTCCTTAATGGTGATTTGTTTGATATAAATAAAATAAACTGGAAGAGTAGGGGTAATTAATATGGCCGGTAGATTATCATTTTCAATAGCAATTAACTTTCTGACGGAGAATTTCAGAAAGGGGACCAATCAGGTTAAGGCAGGATTTCAGGCCATGCAGGCTCAGATACTGACTTTTGCGGCTGCATTAGGTGTCGGTGGTATAGGATTGTCCAATCTTGTGACTAGATTTATAGAGGTGGCGAAAGAGACAAACAGGGTAACAACCGCATTGAAGAATGTTTCAGGGTCAATGTCCAAATTTGCAGACAATCAGCGTTACCTTTTAGATTTGGCGAAAAAATATGGATTGGAGATAAATGCTCTTACTGGGAATTACGCGAAGTTTACGGCAGCGGCTAGTATATCGGGAATGTCTATGCAGGAGCAGAGGAAAATATTTGAATCCCTGTCAAGGGCAACAACTGCATTTGGCATGAGTGCAGAGGACAGCAATGGTGTATTTTTGGCTCTGTCTCAGATGATGAGCAAAGGAAAGATAAGCTCTGAAGAATTGCGTTTGCAGATGGGAGAACGGTTGCCGATAGCCTTGCAAGCTATGGCCAAAGCGGCAGGAACGAGTGTTGCAGGTCTTGATAAGTTGTTGAAGGAAGGTAAATTATTGAGCGCGGATGTGCTTCCAAGATTTGCGGATGCATTGAATGAGATGCTTCCTAATGTGGATACTGATAATTTGGAAACTTCTCTGAATCGTTTGAAAAATGCATTTACCGGGCTGGTCAATAAGTCCGATGTACAAAGTAAATATAAATCAATAATTGACTGGCTTACGGGATATATTCAAACAGCGGCAGATAATATACAAAGTCTTATAACTTACGTTGTTACTGCTATATCTGTATTGGTAACTAGTCGCTTGGTTAATAAACTGATCATTTCTTTTCAAAAAACTGAATTAGCGGCAAAAGCAGCAGCTAGGCGCGCGGCAAAAGCAGTCGGGCAATCGTTCGATGAAGTTGCATGGAGATCGCAAAAAGCGACTTCTACAATGAGGATGATGTTTGCCAATGCTGTAAAATCTATAAAAACTGCTCTAGTGTCCATTGCTCCGACTGCGGTAATAGCTGCTATCGGTGCGATTGTGGCGAAATTGGTAGTAATGTATCAGGAAGCCAAGAGAATAAAAAACTTGTTCTCTGATTATAAGGCTGAATTAGGAAAGAGCACCAATACATCAGATATTGTTAATCTACAGACACAGTATAAGATAGCGACTGATTTGAATCGTAGCATAGATGAGCGTAAAGCGGCTTTGTCTAAAATAAATCAGCAGCTTAATACAAACTACTCTATAGATGAAAAAAATCTTGTTATTCAAGGAGATTTGAATGAGAAGTTTGCGGAACGGGTTGAACTTTTGAAAGCTGCTGCGGAAGTGGATTATTTGACACAGAAAAAATTGGCGGTTGAGGATAAAATATCGGAATTAAAGAGAAAAAGAGAACAAGATCAGCAGAATACGGAATTTAATAGGGAAAAAGCAGGGAAAGGTATTGGGATATGGTTTGAGGCTGCTAGAGTTGCGTGGGGCAATGCAAAAGAGGTGGTTGAATTTGATGATAAAGAGATAATAGAACAAAATAAAATTTTAGCAGATATAAATACAAAACTGGAGCAGTCAACCGCTAAAGCCAATGCTATCGGATTTAATCCTGATAAGATAGACCAAGGTGGTATTGAAGAGGGGAAAGTCCAGAAAACAACATTGCAGAAACTGGAAGAAAAGTCAGCCAAAGAACTGTCTGAATTGGAGGCAAAATATAAGATAGGATCTATATCTCAGGCAGAATATAATAAGGCATTAGCAGAGTTGAATATCAAGTTGTATGCTGAGGCTAGCGGCTCTAACGATCGGAAAGTTTTAGAGAGTGATTTTTACAAGAAATTAAAAGAAACAGCAGATGCGGCAGTAAGGCAAAAGGATGCTTTGGCGGGTGCTGTTGAGCTTGAAAATGTTCAAAAAGAGTATTCCAAGAGGCTTGCGGAATTGAGTGCGCAGAAAGCCAATGGCTTAATAACAGAAAAACAATACAGAAAGAATGTACAGGCACTTGCGGTAGAAATGGATAAAGCAGCCAGCTCCATTTCGGGAATTGGTGTTGAAGGTCAGGCATTCATCACAGCTATGAGGATGAATGCCCAATTAATGGGGACCCCGACAAAGAAGAAGGAAAGAGATACAACCTTTGATTATAAAAAAACAACCATAGATATCGCGCAAGAAAATCTTGATTTGGCGAAAGACTATGCAAAAGATTTACAGGAGGAAGCTAGAAACGCCGGAAAAATTTTAGATGAGGAACTCGCGAAAGCTATGGCTAATGTGCCGGATTTAGAGAAAGCACTGAAAATAGCCCAAGTTCGGCAAGATATAAAGGACTTGGGTAAGGAGTTGAAACAAGGGATGTTTTCAGGGGTGAAAAATATAGCATCCAGTGCAGACAGAATGGTTAGTGCATTTACTCAATTGAGAGATGTAATGGATGATGAAGATGCGTCTGCATGGGAGAGAATAATGGCAGTATGGAATGTGATGGTCAATTCTGTAGATAGTTTTATGAGTATAATACAGACTATAGACACCCTAAGGGAATTGACAGAAAAGCTCGGGAAGGCAAAAGAAGCGGAGGCTGCGATAGATACAGCAACGACAGCCGCCAAGGTGACCAATGCGACTACGGAGGCGGCTGTAGATACAGCAACGACAGGTGTGGAGGTTGTTAATGCGGGGAAAAAAGTCGCTGCTAATACGGCGGAAGGCGCGAGTGATGCCGGTAAGAGTGCTGCAAAACTTCCGTTCCCTGCAAATATTATAGCAATAGGAGCTGCTATTGCTGCTGCTATTGCTGCGTTTTCAGTGATTCCGAAGTTTGCGAATGGAGGCGTGGTTTCTGGAAGGACATTGGCAGAAGTGGGTGAATACCCAGGTGCAAGCAGTAATCCGGAAGTTATTGCGCCTTTAAGTAAATTAAAGGATATGATAGGAGGAACTGGAATGGCTAATGTGAGGGTGGAAGTTGGAGGAAAGATGCAGCTTGATGGAGATACTGCATATCTACAGCTTAAAAATTATGGTAAGAGGACTGGGAAAAAAATATTTTAACTATGCAGAGATATAGATTGCCATTTTTCAATTATGCCGGTGAATCCTTGGAGATTAAATTCTACATGGAGGATTATATAGGTGAAATAGAAACACTGACAGGTGCACCGTCCGCATTTGTCGTAACAGGGACAGATGAAGAGTTTGTGTACGAGCCTGTACGGACATCTACAGCATCAGTATCCATTGTGACTGATAGTTTGTTGAATGACTTGTTTAGCGTAAACAGTCACCATGTTGCTGTAAAATTGTATAGAGGGAATAAACTGTTATGGACGGGATATGTGGAACCGGAAGTGTTTACTCAAGCTTATGTGCCAATTGCGGATAAATTGAGTATAAACTGCATAAGCGCAATAGGAACGCTTGAGAATATACAATATGAGAAACAGACAGAGAATGGATTTATAACGGCGATAAACCTCTTAAGGTACATTATAAGATCAGCTAATGGGGGATATGAAAAGATATATATACCTTATGTCTATGGATCGTCAGAAGTGAATTATTCGACAAAGAAAAACATATTCGATGAGATAATTCTCGCAGAAGAAAACTTCATCTCAGAAGGGATGATGTTGGACGAGGTATTGGAGTATTTTTGTCGTTTTTTTAATTGGACCTTATACGATTATGAAGGTAGCCTGTATTTTGTAGATGCAGATTGGAAAGGGGAATACTTCTCGTATGGCGAGGATCTTGTCACTTATGAGATGGTTACTCCAAACACTGTATTGCTTCAGGATATCGGCTTTGGCGGCAGTGATCATACAATAGATGTGCTCCCCGGATATAATAAAGTTACCGTTAAGGCAATAAATAATGTTTTTGATGAATTGGTGGAGAATGAAGATTTAGAAACGTTGAAAGAAAATGGTTACCAAAGTGTAAGTTATGATAAACTGTCAGGGGACGATGTTAAGGTAGTCCGCAAAAGGTTTTTAATTCCTGCAAAATGGGAATTGGATTCTTACGATGAAGATACAGGGGAAAAACAGGATCCGAAAGATGCAATGAATAATTCTTTCGGAAGCGCATTGCTAAAAATTAGTGAATATGGGGGAAAGTGGGAAAGATCGGATTTTATCCCTGACATTTCTGACTATTCATGGACATTGGCCGTTCAAGATAGAGTGAAAGGGCAGCAGTTTCAGGAAAAGCCGGGGGGGGCAATGAGTAAGGATTTGGTTGCGATAAAAGGTGCTAAGGGAGCTGCGTGGATGAATGGAGCATTAAGTATTGACGGTAGTATTATAGTTCCGTGGAATGATGCAAATTTGGCGTTCTGTAAGCCTTCGGGAAAAGCCGGGTATGCTGATATTGTTTATGTGTTAAGAATAGGAGATAAGTATTGGGATGGAAGTTCGTGGGTTGACAGTGAGGCTGAATTTAAGATCAGATATGAAAACGAAAGCGCAGGCTCTCCATTAACTGTTAAGAATACCAAGTCACCTGATATGCCGTATTCTGGTCTGTCTGGATATATTATTAAATTGCCGGATAATGCACCGATTATAGGGGATTTATCATTAAAGATAAGAAGGACAAGTGAAATAGGATTTACTCCTGAATCAGGAGCTGGGAGTATAAAATTTTATGGATATATATACAAGAATCCTAATCTGAATTATAAGAAAAAAGACGGAGTTGTAGATGAAGGTGAGAACGGGGATCGTGTATACGAGAATGTAGTCAATGAAAAATTTATGTCCGAACTTGACGAGATAGAATTTGGCATAAGTAGTTATAATGAAGACGGGGCAACATATAGCAAAGCTCTTTTAAATGGCAATTTTTTAACAAACAACTTGTATTCGGCGATAGAAGGTACGCTTGTGCGCCCCGAAGAAGCGTTGATCAGGCGTATAATTAACCGATACCGGGTAACCAAAATCAAGTTAACTCAGGTGTTAAAAAACAGTGATCTCATTCATCCTTTCACGATTTTGTATGACAATTCTATGGTTAGTAAGAAATTCATGCTGTTAAGTGGTGTATGGGATTACGAGCAGAATACAGTAACATTATCAATGATAGAGAATGGCGATAAAGTCAGATATAAGAATCATAAGTAGGGTAGTACCGAGGGAGCGTGATGGGAAGTATGTTCCCCGCTCTGTGACTATTATACAGGGTGGCGGTGGTGGCGGTGATGTCACCAATGCCGATCATGCCAATTCCGCATATACGCTGGATGAGGACACACCTGTACAAAACTGGTTCTTATCCGCATTGAAAGATGATGAAGCGCAAGGTATAATCAATTTTCTCAAAGGTCTGAAAATAGCCGGAAATCTGATAAACCGTATCGTGAAGCAGGGTGACAAGGATGTCACCTACACCGATGAAGACGTGATGAGTGCATTGCGTGTGATGCTTGAGATACAGAACAGTACGGAGAAACTGAAAGAGATATTCTTGCGGAAGGACGTGGCGGATTCCACTAAGTTCCTTCTCAGCATGTTTGCCGGTGCTGTTTTCGGGAAGAATGGTTTTGCAAGCGGCTTGACCGGATTCGGAGCCAAGATATTCGATACAGGGCATGGGGAGTTTGAGAGCATGTTTATCCGCCGGTTCCTTGAAGTTCCCGAATTAAGATACAATCGTGTGATGGTCACACTGGGTGACAAGTGGCGTGCGCCCGGAGCCGGCATTATAGAAACAGTAGATACAGGAACCAAAACATGTACGCTTAAGCTGGAAGATGGTGAGATTGGTGCTGTCGCAGTAGGTGATATCTGTATGGGTATCTATCATAATATCACCGGGAATGCTACGGAGGATTATGACGATGGAAAGGGCAACAGACGTTTTGCCGGATTCTGTACGGTCTATTTCACAATCACGGAAGTCACAGGTGAAAGAAACGAAACATTCAAATACCAGTTGCGTCCTACATCTTCATCGTGGTCTTCTTCTTTCGATCCATTTGAAATGATGAATTTTGTAGCATATGGTAACTTCACCGACACGGACCGTCAGACCTCAGTCTACGAAACAAGGACTTACACCCGTATGTTGTGGAAGCAGAATACATGGGAGATCTCCGCTGCCAATGTTGCCCTGCAATATGGCAACCTTTCCAATCTGAATGTATTCGGAATGAATATGGATGGTTATTCCATGTATCTGAACAATGTGTACTTCACGGGAACGGTTACGCAGATGAAGCCGGACGGAACGCCTGTACGGACATTGAATTTCAGGGAGGAAGGCTATATACCCGGAATACATTACGACTACTACGACAGCCTGTCTTATAATGGGAGCATGTGGGCGTGTATCAATGAGGATGGTTCGTCTGCTGTACCGGGATCTAATGGCGATTGGCTGGAGATTGCTTCTAAAGGTGATACGGGAACACCGGGGGCACCGGGAAAGGACGGTATGAGCGTGACCAATAGCGGTCCGTGGTATTCCGGCTTGGTTGTTCCCAAAATGAGTATCGTTACAATGGGAGGAAGTTCGTTTCTTTCTAAAGTATCCACTACCAATCCTCCCTTGTGGTGCTGGACAGACAATGCCGGTAATCGGTTTACTTACAATGATGGCGGATATGTGCTGACGGGTGAGATAAATACCGATGAATATGAACTTTTGGTTCAAAGCGGAAAGGACGGAAGCGATGGTACCAGTTATGAGAGGGTATTCATCCATACTACAACAGAGAGTAAACCTGTCACTCCTTCCACGTCACAGACGGACGATTATGTGCCTTCCGGCTGGCATGATGATCCTGTAGGTGTTTCCAGCTCTCTGCCTTATGAGTGGATCAGTGAGAGGGAGAAGAAAAACGGTATATGGAGTAAATTCAGTGCTCCTGCCCTTTGGGCGAAGTACGGATTTGATGGTGCTGACGGTGCTGAGGGCGTAGCCGGAACGAGCATCATTTGGAAAGGTGATTTTTCCTCCGCTCCTTCCAATCCTCAGAACGGGTGGGCATACAAGAATACCACTGATAAGAAATCATATGTATATCAGGATGGACAGTGGTATCAGATGACTATTGACGGAATTGATGGGAAGAACGGGAAAGACGGATTGAGTATTGTATGGAAAGGAGATCTCCAAACACCTCCTTCCAATCCTCAGACCAACTGGGCATACCGGGATACCAATAATGGTCGTGTATATATATGGAACGGAACAGCATGGGCATTGATGGTTGTGGACGGATCGGACGGTGCTGATGGTGCAGCCGGTTCTGACGGATTGAGCGTGTTTATAACTTATAATGACAGCACTTCCCAACCTTCTGTACCTACCGGGAACGGTACTACTGGAGGATGGCATACAAATGCGACAAGTACCGCCATATGGATGTCACAGAAGGTTGCTGCGTCCGCATCTGACGGAGCATGGGGTACACCGATAAAAATCAAAGGTGACAAGGGTGACGGTTACACCCAGATGGGTCAGTTTAGGACTGGTATGGTCGTTCCCAAGATGGGTGTCGTTTCGATGGGTGGCGGCTCTTATGTAGCTAAGGCATCCACTACGAATCCTCCCTTATGGTGCTGGACGGACAATGCCGGCAACCGGTTCACCTTCGCCGATGGCGGTTATGTGCTGACGGGTGAGGTGAACACTGCTGAATATGATGTATGGGCAGAGAAAGGTGAGCCGGGCAAAGACGGAACGGATGGTAAGGATGGTGAGGATGGAAAAGACGGAAAGCCCGGTGAACAGGGTATACAAGGTTTGCAAGGTTGTATTCTCCGCCAGTCTGAATGGCGCAATGATGGTGTTGAATACCGTAATGACGAATCTCTAACATCCGGTACGCGGTATATTGATGTTGTAGTGAAGAGAGATAATGAAACTGCTACAGGATGGAGGGCGTATAAATGCTTGCAGACACATACGTCCAATGCGTCCAACGGACCGGGTAATACATCATATTGGATAGAATTTGGAACGAATTCGGTAGCTGTATTCACGGGTATAGTGATAGCGAAGAATGGTAAGATAACATTCTTGCAGGGTAATCAGTTTGTGATTCAGAAGGATAACGGAACGGTAACGGCTGGTATGTCCGGTTCTGAATCCGGTCAGAAGATACGTATATGGGCAGGCTCCGCGACTCCTGACTCCGCACCGTTCCGAGTTGATGAGGAAGGGAATGTAGTTGCAACGAAGGCGAATATCACGGGGACAATAACCGCCACAGGTGGAAACGTCGGTGGTTTCAGTATATCTTCTTCAAGTATGGAATCGGTTTCCGGTGATGATTCCATGCTCCTTTCTGCTAACCTGATAAGATTTACAGGAAGTTATTCAAAGGTATTCATGGGTGCTGAAACTATGCCTTCATCCAATGGCGGTTCATTTTCAACCCCTGTACGTATTGAAGTGAACAGGAGCATTCAGTCAATGTCCTATGGCAATGCCGGATTGTTTCTTTCCGTTGAAGGATCACACGCTTATGATAATAAAGGCTATCAGTTTACTGGCAATCATGCCCTTTATATTTCTAAGGGGGATATCTGTGGGTTCAGACTCAGATTGCGCAGGATTGACAAAAGCACAATCTTGTCAGTGATGGATAGTGTCGTGCTGGCCATTAAAGCCGGTATTACACTGACTGTTCCATCCACCGCGGAGGACGGGCAATTTTACTGGATCAGAAATATATCTAATGGTGGTGTGACCATAGCCGGAACAAATCTTGTCGGCTGGAATTCCGGGGAGGTCAGCACTTCAATAGGTCTGGCCAAGTCAAAGGCGGCAGCAATGTATTATGACAAGTATAATAACAAGTGGTTTATGAACTGGATTGATTGTTGGAATTAAAAATATAAATTATGAAAATAGATTTTACAAAATTTCCTTGTTACACAGGGATAAAGAAGGATATCAGGATTGAGATGGATATCGCGGAGTCATTGGGTAATGCTATATACACAAATGTTCCGGGCATAGCCGCCAGTTCTTTGGCTCATAAAATTTACTCTGGCAAGGGAGAAGTAGATTACGATGAACGGGAAATACGAATTATACGTGATTGTACACCGTTGTTTTCGGGAGTTTATGCGGATTCCATAAACGATTATTTGGACACGAAAGAAAAGGAGGAACAAGAATGATATTACAAGCAGGTTATGATTGCTATCTGACACAGGTTGGGGATATGCCTCTGTCGGAACGAAGATTTGAGAATCAGGTGTTGATAAACAGCCCTGAGGATGTGGCTATGTGGAAAGAGATCACATCGCAACAGAAGGAGCAGATGATTGCCGAAGCGTCATTTATTGATGTGGCGGCTATAAACGTTGAAGCACTTGACCGTGTGGATACGTTGCTCAATGATATCTCAGCGAATATCAACAATGCCGGGCTTACTACAGAAGAAGCATTGTCAAAGAAAGACTATTTTCCGGCATGGGAGGATCTGATAGGTACAGAGGTTGATGTGCAGTTCCGCTTCCGCTATGGCAACACGCTCTATGAGGTTATACAGAAACATACACCGCAGGAGGACTGGAAGCCGGGAACGGGTACGGAATCCTTGTACAAGGTTGTGCAGATAGAGCACTCCGGCACACTGGATGATCCTATACCTTGGGTACATAACATGGTGCTGGAAGAAGGCAAGTATTACACCGATAAGGAGGTTCTTTATCTCTGTATCCGTGACAGCGGAATAGGCATGGCATTTGACTTGGAAAATCTTGTTTCGGGCGGATATGTTCAAGTGGTAGAAAATCAAGTAGTAATAAATAATTAAAAAAATACGATTATGGCAGACAAAAAATTAAATGAAGTTCCGGTGGTAAGTGACATCGTTACTATTTTCGGAAAGCGATCAAATGGTGAAATTGTTCAAATAGATAAAAACAACTTAGCAACACTTCTGGGAGAACTGATAGGTACAGCTACGGCTAATAAGAATGGATTAATGAGTAAAATATTTGCAGTAACTGA